ATGAGCGTATGGGGGAATCCTGACCGGATGATGACCAGTTTCCTCACGACAAAGGCCGGATTGGAACGCCGATTATCCCTGCTCTCTGATTTTCCTGTTGCCATTAATGAGCGGCAGGTCGCAGGCCAGGGGCGTGACAAGCAGGATTATTTGGAATATGTGGTCTATATGCTGGAAGGCGGTAAAGGCAAGGGTCGCGCCAGCAAGACGGGCCTGCAGAAGACCGCTTACCGGCGAACCATCGGCATGGCCAACGGGGAAGAACCGCTTACCCGGGAAAATTCCGTCCGCGGCGTTAAGAACCGAATCCTTGAAATCAATACGTATCCTGTTCTTCCGGATGGACTTGCTAAACAGGTTCATCAAATGGACAGTTATGGATTAGCGGGCTCCCTGTACATTAAAGCGCTGCTTGCAAACCGACCAGTGGCTGGCGAGGTGTGGAACCGTATCCGGCAAGATCTGTCTACGCGGTATACCGATTACAGCCCTGTCCATATAGACGCCGTGGCGCTTATTACGACGGCTGACGTGCTTGCAGGGATGTGGCTGTGGCATATGGATATCCAGACAGCTTTATCACAGGCGGAGTATATGGGTGGAGAAGTATTTAAATCTCTTCCGACGATCCATGAAATTTCCGATACAGACCGTGCGTGGGATTTTGTTCAAAACTGGATGGCCGCCAATACAGCCCATTTCGATAACGAAAGTTATAGCAGCATGCAGAAAACCGTTTCGCCCCTCTATGGGTTTATCCGAGGAGGAAAGACCCACGTATTCCCCAACGCGTTGCGTGAGGCAATGGACAAGGACGGTATCAGCTACGAAAAGATGATTAAAGAATTTGCTACAGAAAAGAAAATAGAAACGTCCACAGGCGCCGATGGATGGGTAAGAAATTTGAATGTTGTGAAATACCAGGGAAAAGCATGCCGTGTTATTACAATACTTAATTAATTTCTGTTACACGGGCTACACGTAAGCTACACGTAAATCCGAAAAACGTGTTACCCGATTTTTACCAGTGATTATCGAAAGAAAAGAGGTATAGATATGTTAGGTTACACGTGTTACACGTTAAATATATATAGTTGGTTGAAATATACCTACCTACCCTAAGGTATAAGGAGGGTATAAGGGGGGTCTATAAAAAACACACACCCTATTTGCGCTAACGTGTAACCCGTTTTTGACCTTTGGTCACGACAGATTTTATCGGTGTTCCGAGAGACGGCTTGGGTCACACGTTAACGGGTAACCCATAAAAAATAGTTCAAATGTTCGGTAGCAGAGAGGTGTAACGCAACGATGAATTTCGATACGGAAAGATGGAAATTATTAAAAATCTGTGAGATGAATGCAAGACGGTCTTGTATTCCCGGTATTCAGAAAATGGCCGGTGAAATTTTTGTGGATCCCTGGCCGCAGTCGGATTCTGATATATGGTTGTCTATGTTTACTGAAGCTAAAGCTGTAAATATGAATCTCTGCAGTTATTTGTTCTTGGTTCGCGGTTGTGGAACTTATTTACAGGAGAATTCATCTTATGGATTAACAGGTAGCGGATGGCCGTATTTGTTTAAGCCTTGTGTATCTTCTGATACATGGCCATCCAAGAATGTATTTCAGGAAATAATGAATGATATGTTTCGGCAGTTTAGTGCCCAGCAGATTTACCGGGTAATGAAAAATGCATGGGATTTTCAAAAAAGCGTAAGTGATTAAAGAGGGGTGTTTCAGATTATGATGTTTGTGTTAGGTATGATTTTTGGTGCATGTATCGGGTTGTTGATTTGTTCTCTATGTGTGATTTCAGGCAGGGGTACATATGATGACCGTTAAAGAATTTCTGAATGATGTTCGGCGGCAGCATGCACGGGTAGAAGCTTGCAAAGAACGGCTGAAAGAAATTGAATGTGAAGTTATCTCTTTAAAATCTCCGCAATTAGGTGACAAAATACAATCAAATAACGTGAAATCACTTGATGAAGTAATCTGCAGGCTCGAATTGAAAAGAGCAGAAACATCACGGGAATTTATTCGTTTGATGGATATGCAGGACAAAGCAGAAACTCTGATTAGCTGTGAGAAAGACCATGACCGATGGTCGGTGTTATACCGCAGATATATGCTCAATCAGAAATGGGAAGAAATTGCGATGCAGATGTATTTTGATCTCCGTTGGGTATATCGAATTCATGGTGCAGCTTTACGTGATTTGGAATCCACGCCACTAAAAGCCACTATAGACATGTGATATAGTGTAGGTGTGAAAATTGGGATACGCCATTAAAAGAGCACATGTTCTTAAACGGCATGTGCTTTTTACTTCAAATAGCAGTATAGTTTTCAGCAATCTAAGTCAAGCAAAAAAAAGACAGGTTGATATTTGGTAAATAGTACTCTTTATAATTTTATAGATAAATGCTACACTGGGAATAAATCAAGTCTATGAAAGATTAAAGGGGGCATTATACATGGAAAGGATATTTTCTGTGAATCTGGCTGGGAAAGTTAAGAATTATTCTTTATCGAAAAGAAAAGCACTGATGCCTCTGTTTGAAGCTATTATTAACTCAATTAATGCAATTGATGAACGACGTATGCAAAATAAAAATAATAATTTTAAAGGTAGTATTATTATCCATGTAAAGAGATCCATGCAAGATAAACTTCCTGGTGTCGATAATGGGATAGCTGAAGTAGATGGTTTTGAAATTATAGATAATGGTTGTGGATTTAATGATGAAAACATGGAATCTTTTTTAGAATCAGATTCTATGCATAAAGTTGATATTGGCGGTAAAGGAATTGGCAGATTTTCATGGCTTAAGGCATTTAAGAAGGTAATCATTAATAGCGAATATGAAAATATCAATGGAAAGGGATTTATTAGGCGGTATTTTGATTTTAAAATTCAAAATACCGCTATTGAAGATAGAGTTGAAGATGTTTTGACTAGGGGAGAATATAAAACATCGGTGGTTCTTGATTCATATTTACATGGATGGAAAGAAAATGTTCCTAAAGAATTATCAGTGATTGCAATGAAAATAATCCATCATTGTTTTGGATATTTTCTTAACAATAATTGTCCGAGAATTTTGATTAAAGATGATAGTGAGTCTATTGTTTTGAACGAAGTGTTTAATAATAAATTTAAGAGGGAGCATACTCCTATTAAATTTAAAGTTAAAGATCGTGAATTTACACTTTTAAATTTTAAAATAGAAGAAGAGAATTTTGTGGGACATGAATTATATCGTTGCGCCCATAGTAGAGTAGTGGATACCAAGAATTTATCAAACTATATTGTTGATTTAAATAAGAACTTTTATAAGCATAATAAATATTGGTATATTGGTGTTTTAACCGGCGAGTATTTAAATGATACCGTAGATATGACACGACTATCATTTGATATCCCAGATAACGAGTCAACACTTATGGCAGATATTAGCTGGGCGGAAATTATGGAAAAAGTTATTTATGAAATAGAAAAGCATTTAGGAAATCATTTGGAAGTGATAAAAAAAGCGAAGTTAGATCATATCAAGCAGTTCATCACAAAGGATGCGCCACAATATAAACATTTGTTAAAATATATGAGACCAGATATAGAAAAAATTCATCCGGGTCTTACAACTGATAAAATGTATAAAGAGTTAGATCATGTGGCTCGGAAGTTTGAACAACAAATGAAACAAGAGCAAGATGCATTGATAAAAACATTAGAAAAATCTGATGTACTTCCGGATGATTACGAAGATTTATTTAAATCTGAAATTGAAAAGATAACAGAGGCAAATAGTTCGACTTTGGCGAAATATGTAATGCATAGAAATATAATTATACGGCTATTTGAGACTGGATTAAGGAAAACAGATACGGGGAAATTTAAAAAGGAAGAATATATCCATAATTTGATATATCCACAAAGAAAGACATCGGATGATATTAGTGAAGAAGCACATAATTTATGGCTTATAGATGAAAGACTTTCATATTGTAGTTATATCGCGTCAGATATTCCTTTTGATAAAGAAAAAGAGAGGCCAGATATTCTGTTTATGGATAGACCATTTGCGGTATCTGATAGTAGTGAAGAAGGAGTGTATGATTCTATAATAATTATTGAATTGAAACGACCAATGAGAAATAATTACACAAAAGATGAAAACCCCATCGATCAGCTTTATGGATATGTCAGGAAGATAAGAGACGGAAAGGCAGAAGATAGATACGGGCGTAAAATTAGAGTATCAGAAAGCACAAAATATTACCTGTACGCATTGTGTGATGATACATCACGGCTAAAAGAATACATAAGCAACTATGATTTTACTGTAATGCCGGACAACATGGGGTATTATACTTTTAATAAAGGATTACATGCATATTGCGAGATATTATCTTTTGATAAAATAATTGTAGATGCAAAAAAACGGAATAGGATATTATTTACTAAGCTCGGGATACATTAAGCGTTATCTAATAAAAAATGCATAATACTACACAAAAAAGCACTCATAACGGGTGCTTTTATATTGCCGGCGGGGCATGGGTCCTTCCAGAGCTTTATACAGATTGAGGTGCTCCGACAGCCCGAAAACATTTTAGCTACAAATTTTTATTCGTCCTTGTTAGTAAAAATAAAGTGGATGGGAGGTGATAAATTTGAAAGTTTCCAAGAATCTAAAGCTACTTACGACGACTCAATCAGAAATGGCAAGTATTATGGGAGTATCGCAGCAGAGAGTATCTCAGCTCATATCAGAAAATGTAATTTTGCGGGATAAAAATAATTCCGTTTTGGTCATCGAAAGCCTAAAGAATTATTACAAGTTAAAAACCAATTCGGACAACCCCGATGATATAGATTTTCAAAAAGAAAGAGCACTGCATGAAAAGACGAAAAGAGAAATTGCAGAGCTGAAACTGGCAAAAATGCAAAGAAGTGCTTATGCTGCGCGGACTGTTGAACTGGTTCTGACAGAAATGCTTTCAAATTTACGCACCCAGCTTCTGGGGCTGCCGTCAAAGTTAGCGCCTATACTTGAAGATCTGAAAAAAGAGAAAATATATGGGATCCTTTCTAAAGAAATTGAAGAAAAACTGCTTGAATTATCCGAGTATGATCCAGAAATGTTTGCTGCCGACGAAATAGATGAGGGTGAAGACGATGAAGACAGCTCGTGAACTCTGGCAGTATATATCAAAAAACGGTTTAAAACCGCTGCCGAAGACTTCCGTTTCCAACTGGGCAGACAATCACAGAATGCTGTCATCTGGCATTTCCGCAGAGCCGGGAAAATGGAAAACATCACGAGCGCCGTATCAAAAAGACATTATGAACGCTTTTACAGAACCGGGTATACACAGAGTAGTTGTAAAATCATCGTCACAAATTGGCAAATCTGATATGATGAACAACGTCATCGGAAGATTCGCTCATTTGGACCCGTGCGCTATCATGATGATCCAGCCTACCATTGATATGGCGCAGGATTATTCCAAGACGCGTATTGCGCCGATGATCAGGGATACAAAAGTGCTGAATAATCTCTTCTATGACGTGAAGTCCCGGGACGCTAACAATACAATTCTTTCCAAGGTATTTCCAGGCGGGCGTCTCATTATGTGCGGGGCTAACAGTCCGGCGGGGCTGGCATCTCGCCCGATACGAATCCTGCTTGCTGATGAAGTAGACAGATTTCCGGACTCGGCAGGAACAGAGGGTGATCCTGTGGATCTGGCAGCTAAGCGTATGACAACGTTCTGGAACTCCTGCATGGGATTGTTTTCGACGCCTACGAACGAGGGGACGTCCCGGATTGATGAGGAATACCTCGCGGGCACACAGGAGGAATGGCAGCATAAATGCCCCAATTGCGGAGAGTATCACCTACTGCGGCATATAGACATGACCGTGGATTATAAAGAAATCAAAACACCAAGTGGTAAGAAAACGGTTATCGTTAATGATGTGAAATGGAGATGTCCGCATTGCGGGTTTTCTTTTTCTGAAAAGGAAATGAAACAGACCCCACAGAAATATATCAGTCGGAATGCAGACGCGTTGAAAAACGGCATACGTTCTTTTTTTGTGAATGGTTTTACGTCTCCATGGATGACATGGACAAGGATTATGCGGGAATGGCTTGAAGCAAAAGGAGACCCCGAACGGGAAAAGGTAATTATGAATACTGTCTTCGGGGAATCCTACAAGCAGAAAGGAGCTTTTGAAGATGAACAGATATTTTTACGGCGCAGAGAATCTTATGGTGCCGAGCTGCCCAATGGAGTATTACTTTTAACAGCAGCGATCGATACGCAGGATAACCGGCTTGAATACGAAGTAGTCGGCTGGGGCAAGGAAGAAGAATGCTGGGGAATCCGTAAAGGAATCGTGTTAGGGGCGCCTAACCAAGACCGGACATGGAAAGAAATAGATAATATTTTAGATAAAACTTATCATTTTGCCGACGGAAAAGGACTGAAAGTAGTTAGAACGTTTATTGATTCTGGCGGGCATTATACGTCTGACGTCTATAATTACTGTCAAAAGAATTTTCATAAACAGCGATTTGCAATCAAGGGCCGCGGCGGTCCCGGTATTCCTTTGATTTATAAAATTGCCAAGGCAAATAACGCTAAGGCACCACTGATACTCTTAGGAGTCGATGATGGCAAGCAGCAGATTATGGACAGATTATCTATAAATAGTCCGGGACCTTTGTATTTCCATTTCCCGCAGGATGAAGGGATAAAAGAATTATCTAACAGAGGCTATGACGATCTGTATTTCAAGGGCATTATCTCAGAGCATAAAAAGGTCTACAAAAGAAACGGTGTACTTCGGGAAGTCTGGGAAACGACCAAGAATGTCCGGAACGAACCGCTGGATCTTAGAAATTACAACCTGGCATGTATGAAATCTTTGAAGCCCGACTGGGATAAACTGGAGATGTTAGTCAACGGAATGTCAGAAACCGAGGTTAAAAGAGCGGTGGCAAAACCGCAAAAGAAAAAGGCAGTATATAGAGCTAAAAGACAGGTAAATATTTGGTGAAAGTACTCGGAAGGGTACTTTTTATATTGGATAGAAATATTTTTAAATTACCTCTTGACTTTTTGTAGTTAGCAACTATATAATGTAGTTAGCTACAAAAAAGGAGGCGAAGAAAATGGTAGCAGAAAAAAGTCGTGCCGATTATTTTCGTAAAAGAAGAAAACTGTATAAGCAATTTACTGTTTCTTTAAAGAAAGATAAGTTTGAGGCATTCGAGATTAAGTTGAAGGAAATGAAAAAAACTCGAACAGAATGGCTTAATGCGAAAATTGACGACGAATTAAAAAAATAAGATATCTGCTCTCCGTGGAAAGGTTGCAGATATCTTATCTCCCGAGGCAAAGCCTCTGTGAAATATTATATCATGAAGGCTTGCTTCTTTCCAAAAGAAAGAGGAGTAAGATTATGAATAGTTTAGTCGAAATTCAAGGGAATCAAGTTGTTGTAGCAAGCAGAAAAGTAGCGGAACATTTTGAGAAATTACACAAGCATGTACTCGATAGTATCAGAGAAATTTTATCAGCCGAAAATTCGGCCGATAAATTTTCCAGCAAACATCGTTCAAGAGAGGAGAACGCAATTTTGCGTTCTCCTCTTTAATCTTAAAAATTGCATAAATTCCCTCTTGACTTTTGTTGCTACGTGAAATACAATTTATTTGTAGCAACAAAAGAGAGGTGAGAAAATGAGTGCTGCTAAAATGGGACGACCAACAAATAGCCCTAAAGATGTAATGGTACGTGTTAGAATGGACAAGACTACACTGTCTAAGTTAGACAAATGTGTTGATTTAAAGGGCAGTAACCGTTCACAAGTGATTAGAGATGCTATTGTGTTGGTGTATTCCAAAATAAAAAAATAAGACGTTGCCCTTCTCCTCTAAAAGTCGAGCAACGCCTTACCACACAATCCCGAAGGATTGATAAATTTATTATATCATTCTTTTGGGGTATTCAAAAGGAGATGTAATATCTATGGAAAATTTAATAATGTTTATTAACGGTGAACCCGTTGTATCCAGCCGCCAAGTAGCAGAAAAATTTGAAAAGCAACATAAACATGTGTTAGATGCAATAGAAAACATAAAGGAAACAATCAAAGCCGAAAATTCGGCTCTGATAAAATGGTTTTGCAAAACAACGTATAAAGCCGGAACTGGTAAAAATTATCCAGAGTATTTGATGAATAAAGATGGATTCTCATTACTAGCGATGGGATTTACTGGTGAGAAAGCCATCCAATGGAAGATAAAGTACATTGAGGCCTTTAACCGAGCGGAAAAGGATTTAGCGGAAGCCTTGAAGCACCCAAAGCCCAAACAGAAATGGTTGCCGCCGCAGATTCTCCGGTGCAAGTATTTCAACAGCGTCCCCTGTATGACACTGGCAGATTTGGAATTTGTGGCAGGATTTGACCATGCCGCGGCTCTATGGTCGCTCAAGCGGTATTAC